GCATCTGCGGCGAGCACGGCGGCGACCCCACGAGCGTGGAGTTCTGCCACAACGTCGGTCTGGACTACGTCAGCTGCTCTCCCTTCCGTGTGCCTATCGCCCGTCTGGCTGCTGCTCAGGCTGCTATTAAAAATCCCAGAAAGTAAGATTGTTGCATGAAGATGCACTAATCGCGCAAAACATGGGAAGATAAGCGTATGATAAACCCTCCCCGGTGAAACTGAATGGTTTCACCGGGGAGGGTTTGTGTTTTAGGAGGAAAACAATGATGGATGAAAAAAATGCATATACTGAATTACAAAAGCAAACTAGAGCTAAGGCCAAGGCAAGACGAGAAGCCTCAAAACAGATTAAAGCGCTTGCGGAAAAGAAAGAAAAAGTCATTTCAAAATATGAACAGGCGGCAGAAGATAAAACCTGTATGACATTCCATCAGTATTGCAGAAAGAAGTGGGCATCGGAGGCTGGAATAGAAAGTGTGCCAGACGATGACGAGACTGATGCAGTATGGCAAGAAAAATTGAATGCCGAACAAAGAGAGGAAGATGTGTGGGATGATGTACCGGATGTTGGAAATGGATTAAAGAGTGTGAATGAGCGGCTTGTAGCTAGGTTAAGTGTGATTCTTGGAACGAAATTTGTAAATCACGATTTAAGATTGGGAGCCAAAACAAGTATAACAGCGCAGAATGCAACATTTTTTGATCTGCTTCTATTATTTAAAGAGAAAGAAGGTGTGCAGCTATTTAAAAACTTTATGGTACGAACTTTAAACGAGGCAGCAAGCATAGACGTAGAAGATTACTGGTGGAAAGACTGCTCCATAGAAACTTCGATAATTAAAGCTAGCGATGAAGTTTTAAAGGAGATTATAGTCAGAGGCATACGATCTTTAGAAATGAACCGTAAGTTAGGGCTTGAAAAAGAGAAGTTAGAACTTATTATAAAACGGCATTTTCCGAAAGAGGATGGAGATAACAAATCTTGTATGATAGTAACGTTTGAAGAGTTATCTGATATGGTACAATATTATGAATATAATTGTCCACATGATATAGGTGCAAATTTAGTTATATATGATAAGATGAGCGAGATATTGAATGAGTGTATGGGAAAACTTAAAGAGGTAGCCAAATACATGGAGTTTTACGAGGAAGAGGATGAAAATGAAGAAATAGAACGACTTTTTGGAGATCAGGAGATGGCGTAAAAAGAAGAATTTTGCAAGGGAAAATCCAGAGATGCTATGTGGAGCGGCATCTCTGGATTTTTTTTTTAAATTTCAAATTTTATTCCATGATTTAATGCAAAAAATAAAATGAAATTTATAAAATGACGACAAAACGACGAATCAGTTGATCTGAAATCCTTGATATGAATAAATTGTTAATGAATGTCGGATGAAAAGATGGTTTTCTGCGATAATCACCAGTCGTGAGTAAATGAGGGAAGAGTGATAAGCTATAGCTGCAAACGACAAATACGTTGTCGAAGCAAATTATCATTTATTTTAGGAGGCTATAATTATGACGCAGAAAAACAACGAAGAAATCTACAAAGCACTGAAGGAAGAGGAACGCACTCTGTCAGAAAAAAGTGTTGGATGGTTGAATAAAGCTTTCAAGCTAAAAGAAAACTATGCGGCTATTGGGAGATCCGATGGTAAGGTCACCTTTTGTGACGGGGGATATAGCACCGCTCTTGAGGGACTTCAGGTTTTTGTTTTCAAGGATGGAAAACAGATCACAGCCTACAATTGGAAAATTGAAGATGGAACTAAGAACTTTCGGATTCTGTACAGCACGAAAACCGACAAATCTGGGAAAATCTTCTTCTGCCTTATTCTCAGAGGAGATGTACCAATCATCGTTGGTCATGCCGAAGATGTTGAACAGGAGACTCACTATGAGCTTTTGATTCATGCTTGGGATACAGAAACTGGATACATCTGGGTTGGTGATAACCGGGATGGTGGACTGACGAGAATTGATTACCTCATTTCTGGCGATATGACAGGTAAGCAGAACTTCATCGAGAATCTTATCGCGCAAAGCTACGTTCAGAAAACTTCTAAGGAGGAAGAAAAGCATGAATAAAGCCGAATTCAAGGAAAAACGAAAGAAATTGCTTGAGCAGCGTGTCCGGCCGACTGAAGGGCCAGAAGCTGTGCCCGCATGGGATTGCGATTTCAATGGTTCTAATGAAGTTCTCCAGTCTGATGAGGTTGAGCTATTAGAGAACATGACGCCGATTGTCCCTGAGGATAGACCGAAGACCAGCGAGATGTTTAAGGAGAAACGGAACAAGGCACGGCATAAGTTGGATGCGCCGATACTCTCCGAACAGCTTTCGGACTATCCGGACTCTCTCAATGCGAGAGACACAGTATCGCCACCCATCTTGGTGCAGGATGGCGTACCAGACAATGTGCAGGAATGCACATTGTCTGAGCCGGGAAATCCACCACACCCTGCACCTGTTCTCAAAAAAGCTCCTAAGACACAATACATCGTTGGAATGACAAGTGAACTGAATAAGCGTGTCAGCATCATTTCTTATGGAAATGCGCTATACTACCACAATGGGTATTACTACGCATACCTGGATGCAGAGCACCTGATCAGGCTATACCGAGAGCATGTGGACTATGAACTCAACTATGAGTCGAGTCTGTATGGGTATAAAGACCTCTATGAGTGCTGTGTCACAGACCCAAAGCTCCAGCGCAGCGAGGCGGAGAATGAACCCATTTATGCGCCTTTGCAAAATGGTATCTTTGACCTTGAAAAGCAGCGACTTTACCCACATAGCCCTGATCGGCTGACCTTTACCTGCATTAAGGCAAAATATGACCCGAAGGCAAAGTGCCCGGTGTTCGACAGTTTCCTTTTCTGGGTAACGCATGGGAATCCTCAATTGCTGGAGCGGTTTTGGATGGCGCTTGGATCGCTGTTTATCTATCCTACACGAGGAAAATTCTTCATCTTCATGGAGGGCGTTTCGAACAGCGGTAAGAGTGTCCTCGGCAACTTCTGCCAGAGACTTTACCCCAAGGAGTCTGTCAGCAACATTCGTCTTCGGACAATGAAGGAAAACTTTGGTCTGATGCGGTTGCTTGGCGCAGTCATCAACTTTGAACTGGACATGCCAAACACAAAGCTCAATGCAGAAGTTGTCTCACGCCTTAAGCAGATCACCGGCGGCGATTCCATCGACGTTCCTCGCAAATACCTCAGCTCGGTGACGCTGGAAAGGCAGATCAAGTTTGTCTTTGCAAGTAATCACCCTCTTTGTCTGGACGGGGAGGATGATGCGTTTGAGAAGCGCATCGTATATCTGCCGTTCGACAGAGCCGTTCCGGATGATCAGCAAGACCCATATTTGGGTGATAAAATCTGGGCTGAGCGAAATGCAATTGTCACAAAGGCACTGCATTATGCACGAAAGCTCGTACAGCTCAACTACATCTTCCCGAAGATTCCACAGGTGGACAGTGCGGAGTACGTTGTGCAAAACTCTTCTATCAAGAGTGCCGGCCAGTTTGTACAGGAGTCTTGTGAGCGGTGTGATCCGGATGTGGTGACGGCGCTGGAAGACTTGTACAACGCCTATCTGGACTTCTGCAAGGAGAAGGATGTTTGGGCGTGCAGCAGATCGGCTTTCAAAGAGGCGCTGACTATGATGGAACTGGAACACACACGTTCCAGATGTCCGGGCAATGACATGATTGTCCGCAAGAACCCTGTATCAGCATTCCGAGGCATCCGCCTTCGTCCGTAACGTCTGACTTCTCAGTGATATGTTATATCTCTGATCACCAGCACAATCACAAGCACTATGGAGGTGTTACGATGCTGAACGTTGACGAAAAGGCGATGGCCTATTGTCTGATCGAAGCTCTTTTTGCGGCAGGACTGCTGAACCTGCCCACCTATCAGAACTTCCTTCGGATGAAGCGTGAGCAGGAGGAAGAACCGCCTGCAAAGGCTTCGTAAGCGACAGAGAAAGGCCCTGGTAGAGGATTCTGCCAGAGCTTTTCTTTTTATCCTGAAATCTCAAAATGTGGAGGTAAAATATGCGAGTAGCAGTGTATGCGCGTGTCTCAACCGAACATGAGGCACAGATCAATGCACTGGGAAACCAGTTGGAATGGTATAAAATTGAAGGTTCCCGGCACTCGGACTGGGAAATCGTGGAGGTCTATGTAGATCAAGGTATCACCGGAACACAGGCGCAGAAGCGGCCAGAGTTTTTGCATATGATAGAGGATGCAAAGAAAGGTAAATTTGACCTTATCATTACCCGTGAGGTGAGCCGATTTGCACGAAATACAGTTGATACGTTGTCCTATATCCGTGAGTTGAAGGCTGTGGGCGTGAATCTATTTTTCATCAACGATGGTATCAACACGGCCACCGATTATGGTGAGCTTCGGTTGACGATTATGTCTTCCTTGGCACAGGATGAAAGCCGAAAAATTTCAGAGCGCGTCAAGGCGGGGCAAGAAATCAGTCGGGAGAAGCATGTTTTGTATGGCAACGGAAATATCTTGGGATACCGCAGAGAGAATGGAACCTATGTTCCAGATCCGGATCAGGCACAGACCGTAAAACTGATTTACCAGATGTATTCGACTGGAAAGGTTGGGCTTCAAAAAGTGGCAGCAGAATTATACAGGCTAGGCAGATTGGATGCAAGCGGCCATGTTTCGTGGGACGCTTCCAAGGTGAGCCGGGTGTTACATAATGCGACCTATAAGGGTTGTATCTGCTACAATAAATCCCACAGTGACGGCTACTTGACGCAAAAACGTGTCAAAAATCTGGACGAAAGCAGCTACGTCTATGTGAAAGGCGATTTTGAACCGCTGGTGTCAGAAGAAACGTGGGACAGGTGCCAGCAGATTCTGACTTCAAAATCAGAACGAGTAATCGATGAAAACGGAAAGAAGCACAAGTATATGCGGAACACGCCGAAATCCATCTGGACGGCAAAATTGCGTTGCAGCTGCGGTGCAGGATTTATTCAGTTCAAGTGGCGTGTGAACCGGGATGGTGCTGTAATTCATGGATTTCAGTGCTACCGCCGTACACGCAGGCCGAGCATCAGCTACTTGCAGGAACATGGCCTTGATTTGAGCATCAGCTGCCAAATCAAGGCCATCAGTGAGTGGAAGCTGGATTTGATGGCGGCAAAGGTGTTTGAACATCTCACATTTGACAAAGGCAAGACCGTCAAAGAGGTATACCGGATTCTGAACCGCTGCATGGCAGAGGAAAAGACTGTGCGTATTTCCAGAAAGGCAATGCTGGAAAAGAGCATCGCTAAGCAGAGAGAACGGCTGGACAAGTATATTGACCTGTGTGCTGATGGCATCATCACCAAACAGGAACTTATGGAACGTCGCAAAGGCTTAGACAACCAGATCGCAGATCTGCAATCTCAGTATGAGAGCGTAGAACAGGAGGATGAACGCAGTGGAGCGCTGGACATGAATCTGATCTCGCAGAAGCTGGATGAATGGCAGCGGGCATCAAAGAACGATGTTGATCGGGAGCTTATCAACAGCTGTGTGGCGCAAATCACGCCCTTGACAAATGAAGAATTTCGCTGGGTACTCGACTTTCAGATGTCAGAGGTACAGGCGAGAAACGCTGCAGCATATACGATGGATGGCTTTGTAGAGATGGCACGCTTTTCGATTTCCTTTGAGGAGGCAAAGGCTTTTAAGGCATCCCGAAATCAGGGAATCCGCAAAAATGAATGGCAGGATCTCACGGTGGTTGTGGGAATCTGGTCGAAAACGAAGAAGTAGGAGGCTGTGTCGGCTGTGCCGGTTGTGTCAGAGATTTTCAAAACAAGTTTTATTATATCCTTATATCTCCACCCATAAAACACCTGAAAGACACGAAAACATAAGACTGATTCGCAAAAACACTGACACATCGGACACACTTGGTACAAGTTAGGCGTATCTGAAGCAGATATAATGATATATTATACCCTTGGATAGAAAGACCAGTAAGCAACCACATCAGCTTACTGGTCTTTGATTTTTACAGAAAAACGGAGGAAAAATCAATGGCAGAAATCTTTGAAAAAGTATTGGTGGAGGTGATGAAAGCAGTCGGAAAAGGTGTTGCGAAAATCATTGTCTGGACGGCTCATCAAATCGAAAAGAAATAAGACAATCAAAAATTTTGGAGGTAAAGATTATGTCCGCAAACGTTGAAACCATGTTCTCTGTCCGTGAGACCCCTTGGCATGGCCTTGGCCGTATCGTGATGGATGCCCCTGCAAGCCGTGAAGCCTTGGAGCTGGCTGGTCTGGATTGGCAGGTGGAAAGCCGCAACATCTATTCTGGCACGGGTGCTATGATCCCCGGCTATCGTGCCAATGTCCGCAGCACCGATGAAGCTGTTCTGGGCGTGGTGTCTGACCGCTACCGCATTGTGCAGAACGAAGAAGCGTTCCAGTTCACCGATGACCTGCTGGGTGAAGGTGTTACTTACGAAACTGCCGGTTCTTTGCAGGGCGGCAAGAAGGTCTGGATGCTGGCAAGGCTTCCAAAGAAATATCTTATCGCTGGAGATCAAGTAGTACCATATCTTGTGATCTTCAACAGTCATGACGGAAGTTCTGGTGTGAAAGTGGCCATGACTCCGATCCGTGTAGTCTGCCAGAACACGCTGAACCTCGCGCTAAATACCGCAAAGCGCAGCTGGACTGCACGCCACACCGAAAATGTTCTGCTCCGCGTGCAGGATGCCCGTGAAACCCTGCAGCTGGCCAGCAACTATATGGTTGAACTCGGCAACCGCGGCGAAGAGCTGGCTCGCATCGATTTATCCGATCACAAGGTGCAGGAGTTCATCAATGAGTTTTTCCCGATTTCTGAGGACCTGTCCGATTGCCAGCGGAAGAATAATCTGCGCCTGCAGGAAGAGCTGAAGGCTCGCTATTATAACGCACCGGATCTGGAATGGGTCGGCAAAAACGGTTGGCGTTTTATCAACGCCGTCTCCGATTTTGCCACCCACGCAGACCCTCTCCGCAAGACCAAAAACTACAACGAGAACCTGTTCCTGCGCACCGCAGAGGGTAACCCCATGATCGACAAGGCTTACAAGATGGTGCTGGCAGCAGCATAAAGGAGGACGTATGAACGATGTGAGCAACCGGGCTGTCCGGGAATTTTCTAAGTTCCTGAACAGCATCGAAGCCGATTTTCCAAAGCCTACTTGCACCACGGCATACGAGATCACGATGAAAAGCACCATCGTCAGTGCCTTGATTACGTTGGACACCGAAAAGCAGATGGACGAGCGTTTCTGGAACCATCTTCGGGTGCAGCGGAATATTCTGGATTTCCTGTATACCCTGTGGCTGGGTGATGACCGCACTTTGGTGGATGAGTTTTCCACCATTATCAAAGACTTGGTGGAATATGATTTCTCTATCGCAGAAGAACAAATGAAAGAGAGGTTGAACATTGCATGAAAAGGCTTGTATCTACACGGAACTTATCTAAAGAAGATTGGCTCCGTTACCGCAAATGCGGTATTACCGGCACGGATGCCGGGGCTATCCTTGGCCTGAATCCCTACCGCTCGGCATTTCAGGTGTACCACGATAAAATCAGCGATACCACTGAAAATATCGACAACGAGGCTATGCGGCAGGGCCGTGATTTGGAGGATTATGTGGCGCAACGCTTCACCGAAGCAACCGGTCTGAAAATACGCCGAGCAAATGCCATTTACCAGAGTGAGGAACATCCGCTGCTTCTGGCAGATTTTGACCGCCTGATCGTTGGACAGAAGGCCGGGCTGGAGTGCAAGACGGTTTCGCCCTTCTCCGCAGATAAGTGGGCGGATGGGAAAATCCCAGCTCATTATCTGGCGCAGGTTGACCACTACTTAGCCGTCAGCGGTTTCGACTGCTGGTATGTGGCGGCTCTGATTTTCGGCAGAGAGCTGGTGATCCACAAGATCGTGACAGATAAGCAGGTGATTTCTGACCTTATTGATAAGGAAGAGCGTTTCTGGACGAACCATGTTGTGCCCCAGATTCCCCCTGCACCCAACGGTTGCGATTGTGACACCCAGCAGATCAACCAGCTTTATGAGGTAGACAACCGGGACAAGACTGCTGACCTGAGTGCCTTGCATGGACTTCTGGATAAGCGGCAGGAGATTTCCGACCAAATCGAGCAGATGGAACAGGAAAAGACGGCCATCGAGCAACAGGTCAAGCTGCAAATGCAGGATGCTGCCTATGGCACGGCACCGGGCTATAAGGTGTCGTGGGTATCCTCCGAAAGCAAGCGTGTGGATTCTCAGCGACTGCGGAAAGAGCAGCCGGACATTTTCAACCAATACAGCAAAAATGTAAGCAGCCGCAGGTTTACCATCGTTCATGCGGCATAATTGTATGGCGGCAGAGAGCAGCTTCTCTGCCGCCTTTTTTCTTGGAGGTTTGATTATGGCTACAGAAAATCCGTTCGTAAAATTATTCGCTATCGACTTCAAAGATCATCTGGAAGTCAAGAAGTCCGGCAATACCGAGCTGAAATATGTAAGCTGGGCGTATGCCTGGGCAGAGGTGAAAAAACTGTATCCCGCTGCCAGCTATGAGGTCAAGAAATTCAACGGCCTACCCTATGTTTATGACCCCATAACCGGCTTCATGGTGTATACCTCGGTCACGATTGAGGGCGTTTCGCACGAAATGTGGCTGCCTGTACTGGATGGCGCAAATAAAGCGATGAAAGCCACCCCTTACACCTACACCACTCCGAAATGGGACTACAATCCGCAGACTCGCCGCCGTGAAAAAGTCGGCATGGAAGAACGCACCGTAGAAGCAGCCTCCATGTTCGATGTGAATAAAGCTATCATGCGGTGCTTGGTGAAGAACCTTGCTATGTTTGGCCTTGGCCTGTACGTTTATGCCGGAGAGGATTTACCGGAGGATGCCGCACCGCAGCCGGAGGCAGAACCGCAAAAGCAGCCGAAACCGAAATCCACCAGCCAAAAGCCGGAACGGCCGCCTGTGCCCTGCATCTGTGCCCGGTGCAACCAGCCCATCAAGAGGGTCAAGCTGAAGGACGGCTCCATCATGCAGGCGGCAGAATTTGCAGCTACCCATGAGGGGATGTGTGCTGATTGTTATAAGGCTACAAGGCTAAACGTGGCATAAGGAGGTTTTACGATGAAAGAGGAAAAAATCAAAGTCCTTGCGCTCCTGCCAATGGAGTTGCCAAAGGAGATCGAACTGGACAACACCCTTGAAGCCATGCAGAACTTTGTAGGCGGGCTGATCGAATGCATCACATTGAGTGATACCGGTTCAGAGGTCACACTGGTCTGCAATGATGAAGGCAAGCTACTTGGCCTGCCGCTCAATCGTCCGCTGTGGGATGGAGCCGATGTTCTTGCCGGGCCGGGATTTCTGGCCGGATGTGACAACGAAGGGAATCTGACTTCTCTGCCGCAGAGTGCAATGGATTTCTACAAAGAGAAATTCAGAGCTTTTATCATTGAAATTTAAGGAGGAACGCCTTATGACCTTTAATGCAATGACCGAACGTTACGAAGAAATCACGGTTTGCGGAAAGCCTGCACTGTTCACCAGCATCCGTATCAAGAGAGATACTGTCCCGGATGGTCTGTATGCCTACGATGTCCGGCATGATGATGAATGCCGGGGTATCCCTTGTGAAATCGCGCCCTTTGTGATGGTCAACCACTGGGGCACCATCATCCTTGCGGAACCGCTGGAACTGCCGGACGATGGGCGGCGATATATTGACGAGGACACCGACTGGAACTACGCTCCGTTTGGAGGAACAGAGAAAAATCAAAAGCCATGTGTCACAGCGGAAGAATTTATAAAGACCTATGTGAAGCAGGAATAACAGAAAACTTGTGCCGGAGAGGTATTAAAAATGCCGTTCGTCATTTTAGCGTTATCAATCTGCTAAGATAAATTGCCCAATCTCGCTGTAATTGATACTTTTCTGCACCTACGGCATTTTTGATACAGAAAGAAAAAAGTTATGAGTATTTATGGCTATTGCAGAATTTCCACTGCAAAACAGAGCATTGACCGCCAAATCCGCAACATCAAGGCAGAATACCCGACTGCCCATATCGTGCAGGAAGCTTACACTGGTACATCAATTTTTCGCCCGGAGTGGCTGAAGCTCTGCCGGATTCTGAGAGCCGGAGATGTGGTAGTGTTCGATTCGGTGTCCCGGATGTCCAGAAATGCAGAAGATGGTTTTGCCTTGTACGAGGACCTCTATCATAAAGACATCCAGCTGGTGTTCTTGAAAGAGCACCACATCGACACCGAGACCTATAAAAAAGCCCTGTCCGGCAGCATTGCCATGACAGGGACAAATGTGGATTTCATCTTGAAAGGCATCAACGAGTATCTGATGGCGTTGGCCAAGGAGCAGATCAAGCTGGCCTTTGAGCAGTCCGAAAAGGAGGTGGCCGACCTGCACCAGCGTACTCGTGAGGGACTGTTGACCGCCCGGCTGAACGGCAAGCAGGTTGGCCGTAAGAAAGGAATTGGCTTTGAAACCAAAAAGTCCAAAGTAGCCAAGGAGAAGATCCGTATCCATTGTAAGGCGTTTGGCGGTACATTGGATGACATGGAGTGCATGAAATTGACTGGACTTGCCCGGAATACCTATTATAAATATAAGCGGCAGATTCGGGCTGATTTGACTGACGAGGGAAAACTTAAAAAGGAAGAGTTGTTATGCAAAACGAAAAATGTGTAAAAGATGAACTCCATAGCGAATTTACAAAGGAGGAACAACAGGAATTTTTGAATTTGTTGAATCGCATAACCCCGGAACAACGTGAAGCACTGAAAAAAGTTCTGAAGTCCTTTATCTAATGAAGAAGGATGCCAGGTGGCGCAATGGTCGCTGGGCATCCTTCTTTTTTGTAAGGGTTTGCTTTATTCAGGCAGAAATGCCCGAATCAAATCCAAAATAGCGATTCTTTGCGAGGGCGAAAGTCTATCCCAGATGGTCAAAAGGGATTTCTGCTCCTCTGTCAAATGGTGAACGGCGGCGTCCTCTTCAAAAAATTGCGAGAGTGTGATACCAAGGCCGTGACATATTTTTTCAATTGAGGTCACATTAGGCTGAAGGTTTCGTCTGCGCCACGTTGATAAGGTGGATTGCGTTAGACCGGAGTTCTCGGCAAGGGTGTATTCAGACCATCCACGAGCCAACCGCTCCCGGTCGATCCTTCCCAGAATGTCAAAGTTTGGTTTCTCGCGTTCCATGTCATAGACCTCCTTAGATAAATCGTAGTGCTACTTACGATTTTAAGGATGGACAGCTTGACATGTAATTCTATAAATCGTATAATTTTAACAAGATAAATCGTAATAACGGGCGTTAAATTTGTCTTTTTTGATATGAAACGCCCTCAACTACAAAGGAGCGCATCTAGCTATGGCAGAATTTTGCTATTTTTGTAAAAAGAAAATTGGTTTGTTCGGAAAATTATCCAGCAAAAAAGTGGAAGAACAGACGGTATGTGGTGATTGTGTAAATAAGGTTAAACGAATTGCTGTCTTGTACAATCGTGACTTTTCAGAATATCCTTTAAAGGATATGGGAGTTCTGATTGAGAACGCTGCTTCATTTGATGCGTATTTGAGCGGGTATGAGAAAATCCGAGAAGAGTATATAAATAAAGTGAAACCCTATGAGAAATTATTGGAAAAAGATAAAAAGGACTTAAGTGAAGAGGAAAAAGACGGGAAAAAATGTGAGGAAGAATACAAGAAAGATTGGGAAGAAGCCCAAAGAGAGTGGAAATTAGAGCAGGCATCCGCAGATTATAAGGAGCTAGTACGTGAGTATGAAAAAGCTCGAAGACGCGGAGATAGCGTTGCTATGAGAACGACAAAAAGTCTATTGGATGATATACAAAATCACCGAGAAGAAGAATTTTTGGCAATGAAAAAGGCCGAGGAGAGTAATAATGATAAACTCCAAGAAATGATAGAATGGATCAAAATAGATATTGATAATGATGAAAGAATAATAAATATGTTGGAGACCTACTGTGCAGTGAAGCAATATGTTTACCGAGTGACAGAAGTTCCATCTGAAAGTTTAGTGTTAGGACATACATTGGAAAGACAAGAAAAAGAAAATCTTGGCAAGAACCATATCGAATGGTATTTAAGCAAAATTTTGGGAATCAACGATACCCAATTAGAAGACGCAGAGAGCAGCAATTTAATACTTGCACGTTTTGGGAAAAAACTAGTAGAGAGTAATGTAGAAGATACATTTAAGAACTATTATCAGAATAAGACAAACATAGAAGTGTTGAAGCATCAATTGAAATTTTCGATTATGCTATATCAAGGGGCAGAAGATCCGCAAGATATATCTAAGTACCAGCATGATATAGAGAAACTTAACCAGGAACTGGAAGGCTGTGAAACGATAAAAATTAAAATTGACAATGAATTTCAAATAAAGGAGGCAGAACTAAAAGCTGAGTTCTTGGAATTGAAGGAACGAATGATAAGTGCACAAAAGGTTGTCCGAAAGTCACCTGATAAACAAGAAGAAAGTTTGATTGGCAATATAGCAGAAGTTCAAACGGTTAATCAGGAAAAAGAGGCTCCAATAAAAGACACTGCACAAATTACTGCGGCGGTGGAAAGTTATCCGCAAGAAAAGAAAATTAGCTGCGTCCATTGCGGAAAAGAAAATAAGGTGGGAGCAAAGTTCTGCAAATTTTGTGGATATCAGCTTGTTGAAGAAAAGGTGCGATTCTGCACAGAATGCGGAAATAAGATAAAGCCAGGAAAAAAGTTTTGCCTATGATGGTGAGTGGAAGAAGGATAAATATAACGGAAAGGGAATCCTTTATAACCAGGATGGTACAATACGGAAAAAGGGAACGTTTGACAATGAAGCACCTGATGAGGAGCTGATCTATTCAAATCTTGCAACGGCATCGTTGCTGGCATCAGATAAGATTTCATTGGAAGAATTGTTTGCCTTGGATGATTCCGATACCAGTGCAAATACGACGCAGGCGGCAACTGCTGAAAACAGTAATATGGCGGCATCTATTCAATCTGACGCTATCCCACCCGAAGTTTCTGGTTGTGAGAAAGACGGCACATGGCAGAAAATCCTTGTAGAGGCCACAGGCAGCAATGCAACTTTAACCCTTTGGACGTACCG